CTCCCTAGCCGAAACTAAGGAGCTTGAATGCCTATATTAGGCGTTTACTGCGAGAACAAAACCAGTCTCAGGACGTACTACTTTAACACCGTAGAGGGTGTCAGCAGTGTACAGAGTAGACAAGTACTCTTGTTTGTACTGAGTCTGTGAACGAACAGACAATTGCTCTGCAAGAACCATCGTATCACGATGAGCCAAGATAGCTGCTTTAACATCGCCACCAACGCTGTTGTTAGCGTCAGTTTCGATTACTGGGCAGTTGCTTGAAACATAGATGTCGATACCATAGAGCGTACCGATCTGACCGTTCTGAACACCACGACCATCAACGAAATCAGAGCTGTTGTAACGATCAATACCCATGATAGCTGCACGGAGTGATGGAGGAACAGCAAAGAAACGACCATCCATTGGAGTGTCAGCATCGTCCATGAGTTTGATCAAGGCACGGAAACCAGCGTCAGTGAATACGTCGCCAGTAACTACAGTGTCTTCAGCGTATGCTGTGAGACCAGTAGAAGAGTCGATGTAGTAGCTGGTGCTGTGTGTCCAGTCAGAAGCGTCGCCGTTACCAAAGGACTTGCCTAATTGGAACAATGTGTCGTCAACTTTCTTAGCCAAAGCATAGCCAGCGTCGTCAGTATAGAAACGACGGAGGGAAGCCAAAGCCTGAACTTCTACGATGTCCTCAATGAAACGTGAGTACTCGAAGTGTTGATCGATTGAGACTAATACTTCGGTCTCGGTGTCAGCTTGGATGGTAACTGCGGTGTTAGCTGCTTTAGCAGTAGCTACGCCACGAGTTGGTTTAGGAATATGAAGAGTGTCACCCTTCTTACCACGCATAGACATCTTGTTAACCAAGTTAGCTAATACGAGGTTCTTTTTGTAAGCAGCAACTACTTCGTCACTCCAAATCTCTGGAATAAACTTGTCTGCTTGTGTTTTTGCTACAATAGTACCGGACCCGCCGGGATATGCTGCTGTTGCCATTTTATAAATCTCCTAAATTAATAAGTTTACTTAACTCGTCCTTCGTTATAAGCAGCAAGAATTTCATCTTGCAATAACATATAACGATCTGGATCTGTCATTCTCAGTTTGATAAGGTCAGCTCTTCGATAAATCTTTCTGCTGGACTCTCCACTACCGCCTGTATCTACTGCTGCAGCTCTCAATGCAGTTTCTTGAGCTTTAGCTTGTGTTTCTGCTGCTTGTGTTTTAACCTGTGCAGTCTGAACTGATTTAATCGCCTTGTAGGTGCTTAAAAGTTCATCAGCCGAGTTAAAGTCAAATTCAGCGTCAGCTTTTGTAAACAAATCAACACGAATTGGACTTGCTTTAATCCATTCATGGAAGTCAGCGTTTTGCGCTATATCCATGAAGTCGGGATGCTTAGACTGCAGTTTCTGTGCAGTTTGCATTCTCTTTAGTTCGAGTGATGCTTGTTTAGCTTCAAGTACTGCTGGGTGCTGGTCTACAGTTTTTAAGACCGCTTGCTTCGGATCAGCAAAGAAATCTTCTTCTTGAACTGTTTCAGCCGGCTTGCCTTGTTGTTTAGTATCGAGTTGTTGCTTGAGTAATTGGTCAGCTAGACTACGAACTTCATGAACCTCTTGCGCTTGTCTACCGATTAGCTTTTCAGCCTCTTGGTGCATCCTAATGATGTCATCGACTGATTTACCTTTATACTTCTCTGGTAATTCTTCAGCTTTGGGTTCTTCTTTTCGTTCTTCCGGAGGAGTCTCAGTTGCTTGAGGTTGTTCCGCTGGTTGGTCTATCTGCTCAAAGGTTTCTTCTTGCAGTTCGTCTTGTTCAACAAAATTTGCAGCCATAATAATGCTCCTGTCACAAAGTGATTGTAGGATTTATAAAATAACAGAGGTGCTAACGCAGTATCTCTATCACGAATTGAGCTTTCGCTCTCTTAGGCGTTTCTCTTCACGCTGTCTAGCCCATCTTGCTGTCGCTTGCGGATGATCGCCAGAGACAGGATCGAGACTAATACGGGGTGCAGAGATCTGCCTGTGTGCGTCTTTACCGCACAACCAACAAGGGACTGTGGCTACCTCATAACTAACCAAGTTTTCCTGAAGGTGTCCCTCTTCACAGAGGAATTCAAATAACCTACGAGCCATCCGACGCTTCTCCCGAAGAGGTCTGTAGTTGCTCGTAAGCCTGTTCTGAACTTTCTTTAAGGCTAATCACCCATTGAAGGATGTCTAGTTGTCCCTTACGAAAGAACAAATCTTGTTCATTTTGAATTGGAGCGACTTTGTTAACCGCATTGAAGATATTCGTTGTATCTTCGATGAAGTCTTTCCACCCTTGTGTTGCCATTGTGGAAAAACGCTCCTCATAGTACTTTTCTAACTGTTTGTCCATAGTTTTCTCCTGTTTTAGGAACTATGTTGTTTTTTAACAACACTGTGCCGAGTGTATCATATTTTTACTTGATTTGCAAGAATTACGCTATAATAAAACTTGACAAAAGTAAAGAAGTATGATACCTTATCGTTTTAAGGAGAATCTATGCCATTCTATCGCCGCCTCACAGAAGCAGACTATGATCTTGTTAAAACCCTTGCCCTTGCGGGTGAGAAACTTGAAGACATTGCTAAACAACTTAGTACTAAAGTTAGCCGGCAACGTATAAAGCAAATAACACAACAATTCGGTATTGATTCTTTTCAGATCCGCCAAACCCAGAAAGCAGCAGAGCTAAACTCTCGTATGTTTGCTAAATGGGGCAAAGAATGGAATAACAAAGAATTCCGTAAAAGCGCTATTTACCAAACCATGCGAGAAAAGTTCAGGTCTAAAAAAGCCAATGCTATTAAAACCGGAAAAGAATTCACCATTGATTTCGGTGATCTTATTTTCCCTACTCATTGCCCTGTCTTAGGTTTAGAATTGGACTACTTTAACGATACAAGAGCAGAGAATGCTGTTACTTTTGATCGTATCGATCCATCTAAAGGCTATATTAAAGGCAATGTTGTAATGATCTCATGGCGAGCCAATCGTATTAAAAACGATGGCACAGCCGAAGAGCATTTACAAATTGCTTCGTTTATACAGCAGCATCAGCAATCCTCTGCATCAGCATAGTCGCTATAGGTCTTTAGAACCTCGTAGATTGCAGGGATTAAGTCGCCCTTTAAATCTTCCATATTGATATAGTGTGCGTTTTCTTTGACTGTAGCCATGTTGCCATGCCTTGCCGACTCGTCATAATGAATAGCGACTTGGACTTGGATTTGGTCTTTAGTGCCAAAGAAGTTAGTGATTCTAGCGTAGGCTTGTGGGGCTGGTACGCCAAATTGGGTCTGAACTGCGAGCTTTAATGCCATGATTTCTCCTTAGAATGTCATTTCGGTTGTGCGGATTTGGCAAACTGTACGAATAGTTGTACTAGCTTGTCCTGTAAAGGTAACTCTTAAACCGCCATTAGTCGTATCTGCTGTTACTGCGATAACCCAAGTAGATGCTCCAGCATCAGCAAAGCTAGATGTTACTGTAGGAGTACCGACCAAGGCAGTCGAGGCGGCATTAGCACCTCGTTTAATCACACCTTCGATAGTCCAACCTTTAGTGTTACCACCGCCAGTTACTCCTGATACCACTTCACCTCTAAAGAAGTAAGCAGAGTTGTTAGGTAGTATTACTTGGTTTGTTCCACTTGCGGCATTTGCATCGCTTGTTAATGCTGTGGCTGTAGCATCTGTTGTTTGACGAGCAAGAACAAGTAATGCGGTTTGAGATACTCCTGTTGCATCTACAATTGGATTAAAACAAGCCGAAAATACAGTATTGCCTTGAATACCTCTTGTTGTTCCCCTTCTGCCTAAACAAGTAGAATAATCACCGCTTGCTGTGTTTCTTGCACCAAGAACTGATGAGCTAATAGCTGATGATATATTTCCAAAACCAGCCCCGATAAAACTTGTTGACCCTGATGCTGTATTACCTGCAACACCGCCTGCACCAAGCGTGCCGCCACCAACAATAGCAGAACCTATTCCTGTTGCTTGATTAACCGCACCCCCACCAACAAAACTCCAATCCCCACTAGCCACATTCCTATTAGCACTTGTACCAGCATCACCACCACCACCGATAAATGAATAACTACCTGTAGCTTGGTTATTACCACCGCCTACTACAACTCCATGAGGAGTAAAGAAAGATAGAGTGCTTGTAGATGAACCTGATGCTACTTTGCTTAAAGTTAAAGATGTTCCGCTAATGGCGGCTACATAGGTATCACCAGCGATGGATGTTCCTGAGATTAATTGACCTACTTTAATATTTGCGTTTGAGCCTGATAATGTAACAGCCGTAGTAGCGTTCATTGTTCCGCTTTGGGTAGTTACTGCTGCATTAGCTGTACCTGAGTTGGTAAAACCACCGCCTATAAAATTGTAATTACCTGTTGCAGTATTTGCTTGCCCACCTATTGATACGGCATAATCTCTTGTTGCTGTACAAGCTAATCCACCACCTACAAAGCCGTAACTTCCTGATGCTGTATTTCCATTTCCGCCAGCTACTGTAGTGTTAAATCCATTTGAAGTGTTAGCAGTTCCACCGCCAATTACAGAAAATTGTACACTTGCCACTTGTGCCGCACCACTTCTACTTGTCTGCCAATCAACAGCGTTTGCTCCTCTTGCGTTGCCTCCTGCTGTAGTAGATGTAGTAGCTTGTGCTTGTAATGCGCCTGTTCCTGCTGGTTGTAAATACAATGCACCAGTAGACAGTAAACCTATTTCAGATACTCCACTAAAGGATAGGGTAGGAGTTCCGTAGACTGCTGTAGTGGTTGTAGGGATGTAGGTGTTAGCGATTGAGCCGATTTCAAGTTGCGGGTTAGCTAAAGTTACATCTCCAACAACAGCGCCAGCAACGCCCAAACCTAAACGGACAACCGAGCTACCGCTTATTGCGGATACTGTAAAAACATATTGTATTTTGCTGTTGCTTGTAACTAATGTACTGCCCGAAACTGATACACCATTTACATAAAAAAGATATGTTGCGGTTGTATTTAAAAGACTAAATATATTGGAAAGAGTTACTGTTCCGCTTGTTATTGTTTCTACATTAACTGTAAGGCTATATACACCACCAACAATAAAATTAGATGGCAATGTTTGTTGTATTGCTGGTCTTTCAGCACCAGTTGCAGTAAATCGTATTGAATTACCACTACCTGATAGTGCAGATGCGTAAGTAACAGTACCGCCTGTATTAACAAACGACCAAGATGTAGGAGCAACTGCACCACTTCCTACAGTTCCGCTAGTTCCACCAGCCCATCCGCTTTGCAACAGTAAATTCTGCCCAGTTCCCCTTAATACACCTGTCTGTCCTGTAATCGTAGTAGCGTTTACAGTAGATGGGGTAGTAGCACCGATAGTAGTGCCATTGATTGTGCCGCCTGTAACAGCTACTGCGTTAGCATCTTGCTGTGCCATAGTGCCTAAAACACCATCAATACCAGTTAAAGTATTGATTTGGTTCTGTAGAGATACTAAAGTATCGGTAACAACCTGTGAAGTACCGGAACCGCCACTACTGATGATAATGTTTCTAGCAACTTCAGGCTGTAGGATCTGACCGCAATCAATTTCGTTACCGTTAGATAAGTAAACAACTAAAGAACCATCAAAGTCAATCTTAGCGTCAACAACAGAGATACCGTCTTTGCCATCTACACCATCTTTGCCATCGGTTCCGTCTTTGCCATTGATTCCATCACGACCAGCTTGTCCGTCTTTGCCATCTTTACCAGCTTTTCCTGTTGGTCCTTGGATGCCTTGCTTTGCAGGAGTGTTGTTTAGCTCGGTTAACTTAGCTTCTAGCTTGGCTTCAATGGTTTTAAGTGCCTGAATCACCATATCAGCATTCTTACCGACTGCTTCTGTACGCTTTTGCTTCGCTTCGATGATAGTTTGCTCTACTTGAGCTAAGGCTTGCTGCTGTTCTTCTAATGAAACAGCACTATTACCGATTTTCTTGATAAAATCTTTAATATTAGCCATTGTTGGATAATTTCTCAGTTAAGTTATTCAGAAACTCTTCTTCTGCTTTACCAATTGTAGCAACTTTATCTGCCATTTGCAACTCAACAATCTTGGTATTGTTCTTTAAGTCAGCTTCTTTGAGCATTAACTCAGCAATCTTCACCCTGCGATCAAATTCTACATTAGCAGCATTGTCTTCATTTGGTAAATTGCGTGAAACAGCAGAAATAACCTTAGCTTCGACCTCTTTAGGAGCCAACTGAGCCTCAACCATGGTCTTCTGAGCGTCTGCCATGTCTTTAGCGGCACTAGCATCGAGTTGCTTAATAGTTGCCTGTGCAGCTTGTAGCTTCAATTGCTGCTCTGCTTGAGCTAATTGCTGTTGTTCTGGGTTAGGCTGCATCATTTGATCTAATTGCTGGAGCATATCAGCTCTATTTGGCAGACTAGAACTAGCAATAATGCCTTTGAGGATCATCGGT